ATTGTTTGTGTGTGTTGTACCACCACTCATTACGTTGCGAATAGTTTGATCGCCACTATTAATGTTATTATTAGTGTTTACGTTTGTCGAAGTTGAAGTGCTACTATTGACGTTATTATTATTGAACGTCTGTGTGCCACTATTAATGTTATTGTTGGTGTTTACATTAGTGTTTGTGCTTGTCGATGCGTTTACATTGTTATTGTTGTAAGTCATCGTTCCGGAATTGACGTTATTGTTATTATACGTCATTGTTCCAGAATTCACGTTGTTGTTGTTAAACGTCTGAGTACCACTATTAATGTTATTGTTGGTGTTTACATTAGTTGAAGTGCTGGTGCTAACGTTATTGTTGTTATTTGTGTTTGTGCTGGTGCTGTTTACAGTTGAATCGCTAGTATTCGTGCTTGTTGAAGTGCTATTGTTCGTGCTATTTACTGTAGATGTGCTTGTTGAGGTGTTATTTGTATTCACCGTTGTGGTTTCTTGGGCTACACCATTCCCATACATCATAACAAAAAGCACCGCCAATGCGGTCTTTCTGCCGATTGTCATAGTTTTTTACCTCTCTTATTTTTTTGTTTTAGTCATTTGTCCTCTCATATTCATGTTTTAAAATTACCCACCATTACGATTTTACAATGCTTATTTAGTAAGTTTGCCGCTTTTGCCTAGTCAGTAATCGCTAACATAACTAAAATCAATGACTTAGAGTGTTGTTTTTATGCAACAAACGCAAAAAACACTTGACAAAGCGTCCCATTGTGGTATACTATAAGCATGTTGAGAAAAAAACGTTCAGATAGAAACCATGTAATTTATCAGGTGACTTGCGTAGACACCGGTGATACCTATATCGGTTTGACTGTCGCACTCGGTCAAGCATATCTTAAGTCCGTCAAAATTCGCTGGCAAAAGCATGTGAGTCGTGCAATGCGCGAAACTAAAGATTGGACATTCTGCCAAGCAATTCGTGATTTAGCCGATTGTGAATGGCGATATGAAGTTGTCGAAGTTGTTCGTGGTCGTAAGCCAGCGCACCAGCGTGAGCGTGAATTGATTGCCACTTACGAACCTAGCCTGAATACATTTTGACTTGACACGGCTCTATAAATATGTTATTATTATATCGTATGAATGGAGAACATTATGGATGCTGATGCAAAGAAAATTTTGAAGGAATCACTAAAGAACATGAATCCTGATGACGCAAAAGCCGCGGCATTGTGGTTCATTGTTTTCATTACCATAGGAATGTTCCTGTGGTATCTCGGTGCATCTTGGCTAACATTACATGCCGTGAATGCATTGTTTGGTCAAGTTGTTGCTGTTGAGTTTCCGCAAATGTTTGCAGTTGCGTGGTTTATATTTTTAATTCGTCACTTGGTGGGTAAGGCAAAAGAATCATGAAAATGAAAATGCTTGTTGGTGCGGTTGTTGCAAGTTTAGCGATGGGTGCATCTGCACAAGAAATTGTTCAACATGGTTATGCTAGAGTTATCTCGGCAGAGCCACTTCAATCTACTGGATACAGAACTGTTCCTAGAACCACATGTACCATTGTAGAGAGACAGAGTAATGCTGGTCCTGTTGTGGGTGCAATTGTCGGTGGTGCTGTTGGCAACAATATGGCGAAAGACAGAACCGCAGGAACTGTTGTAGGTGCAATTGCTGGCGCTGTAATCGGAGATCATGTTACTGAAGGTCAAACTGTTCCTCGCGAAAAATGCACCACGTATCACGATAGAGAATATTTCAATCAAGTGACTGGATACAATGTCACGATTGAATACGAAGGTGAGTTGAGAACCGTGCGTATGCACCGTCCTCCTGCTGACCGCGTTCCTGTAAAGGTTGTTAAGCGTGTATATGTGATCGAATGAAAACTAAATTATGTTATGCTTTGCTTTTTGTAGCAGTTGCCGCAAAAGCAGAGGTTGTGATAGTGCAGGATTCTACAAAAGAATTTGGCGATGAATACATGGCAAAGGTTGTGTCGAAGTCTATGATTGTCGACCATATGCCTAGACTTGTAAGCAGAAACGTATGCGAAAAAGTTGTAGAGCGAGTTCATATAGATAAGTATGAGAATGTTGTTAGAGTAACGCCTAACAATATGATCAGGTGCAAAATTATGCACGATGAAGAAATTTTAAATGTTGTTCGTGGATATCAGGTAACGTATGAATATAAGGGTAGACTTGTGACTACCAATATGAATTATGATCCTGGAGAATTTGTAAAGGTGAAAAATTAATATGACACAAGAGGATAAAGAAATGATCAATACTATGATTGATGGATACTATGCACAGGCTACACCCAAGGAACAAAAGAAGTTTCGAGAGTTTCTGAAGGGTATTCTAAAGAACGAAACCGCAACATTGACTTTCCAAAAGAAAGATGGTACAATGCGTGTTATGAAGTGTTCTTTGCGTGAAGATCATATGCCGTCTTATGAGAAAAAGACTGAGCGTGTTCGTGCGACAAATGAAGAAACACTTTCCGTTGTCGATCTGGAAAAGAACGAATGGCGTTCATTCCGTTATGATTCGATTCGTAGGATTGAATTTTCTATAGGATAAAACATGAAACTGTCGAGAATTTCGACCGGTGGCGAAGAAAAGTGGTTGGGTCAAGAACCGTCTTGGACCAATCAAGAAACGATGAGTGATGCAGAGAAAAATTCTGCACTCATTGGCGCGTTCAATTGGTATGCTTACTTTGTTGATACAAAACAATGTAGAACATTCTTACTCGAATACATGCAAGGTGTTGGTCGAAGCAAGGATGAAATTGCTTTGATCAAGTCTTTGACAGATTCCGAATTTAATTCTCAGACTGGAAAGATTGCGCGGATGATGAGCCGTGGATTAATTCCTACCGAAAACGTTAAGCAGAAGTTTGTCGAACAATTTAAAGAACTGCTATCAAAAGCGAAAGAACTTTCCGCAGAAAAACAGGTTGTAGTATCTGTATCTACTGCGCCAGCGCCTTCTATTCAAGATCGTATTCGCGACAAAGCGGGTGAAGAGATTGGTGAACTAGAAGGCATCGTTGATGACTTTGTGATGAACAAGTGTAGATCAACCATTGACATTGAAAATTATCTCAAAGGACGTAATCTATCTTCTGTTGTTGCAAAGAAAATTTGCGACCATTACGTTGGTGTGTCCGAAGAAGTTATGGATGCTATCAATGGCGTTGATGAACAACTTGTTGAGGGTTATTCAAACTTCAAGAAGCCAGAACTCAAACGATTCAAAGACTTTTTGGATTCAATTGTTGTCGTGACAAACAATCTGAGTGTTACAAATAAACCTGTGCGTAAGAAGCGCAAGGTGAAAGAAAAGCCCGCAAGTGTTCTAGTTTCGAAAGTAAAGTATATGAAAGACTTTGCTGAACTTGGATTAACAAGTGTGCCGCCAGAAAAGATGATTGGTGCTTTGCAAGTATGGACTTTCAATACCAAGACTCGCACGTTGTCTGTATATAACGCATACAATGCAAAAGGCTTGAGTGTTAAAGGCACTACACTACAAAATTTTGAAGAAAGCACTTCAATCAGCAAGCGACTCCGCAAACCAGAAGTGACTCTCAAGGATGTTCTTGGTGGCGGTAAGATTATTCTACGCAAGTTGATGGGCGATTTGTCTACGAAAGAATCCTTAGCCACGGGTCGCATTAATGAAGATACTATTATTGTAAGGGTTTCGTAATGAGAGAAGAACTTGATAGAGCATTGTGCGAAAAGTATCCTCTGATCTTTAGGGATCGCAATGCACCAATGACACAAACTGCAATGTGTTGGGGATTCAGCCATGGTGATGGCTGGTATAACATTATCGATGTGCTATGTGGCATGTTGTATAGTGAATATCGACACGCAAAAGGCCGATACGAAAATCTTGTAAAATGGAAAGAAGAAGGTGGTGCGTATCCGTGGAAAGGTGGCGAGTCTATCACCGATGAAATGATTGCCGAAGCAAAAGTAAAGATGGAAGAAGAATCCGAACGTATTCCTGTGGCATCACAAATCAAAGAAAAATTCGGCGGACTACGTTTCTATGTTGACAGAGCCAGCGAAACGCATTATAATTATATCTCATTCGCAGAAAACATGAGTTACCGAACATGCGAAGAATGTGGTAATGCTGGCACGTATTACCCACTTGGGTGGCACCGAACTCTATGCGACAAACATGCGGATGAAGCGTATGGTGAAGAAGCCGCAGAATATCGAAATAAAAAGGGCACATGGTCCGATGAGGAAGAAGAAGCATGATCTTAGTTGACTTGAATCAGGTGATGATTTCAAACCTGATGATGCAAATCAATTCGAATGCATCAAATCAGATTGACGAAAACCTGATTCGTCACATGGTTCTCAATTCGTTGAGAATGTATAACGTCAAATTCAAAGATGAATATGGCGAAATGATCATTTGTTCCGATGATAAGAAGTATTGGCGCAGAGACTTGTTTCCATACTACAAGCATGGGCGCAGGAAGGATCGCGAAGCGTCACCATTTGACTGGAACATGATCTTTGAAACTTTGAATAAAGTCCGCGATGAGATTCGTGAAAACTTTCCATATCGTGTTGTTCAAGTTGAAAAGACTGAGGCCGATGATGTAATCGGTACACTATGTCATGAATATGGGGTTTACCTGAAGAATGCCGATACCGAAAAGATTCTGATTTTATCAAGTGACAAAGACTTTCAACAATTGCAAAAGTTCGTAAATGTTGATCAGTTTAGTCCTATGGCAAAGAAGTTCATTCGTAATACCGAACCCGATAAATTCCTAAAAGAACATATAATTAAGGGGGATAGAAGCGATGGTATTCCTAATTTTCTTAGTGGTGATGATTGCTTTGTTACTGAAAGTCGGCAGAAACCTGTAACTGAGAAAAAACTAAATACCTGGATGGATCAAGAACCTGAGGCTTTTTGTGACGAAAACATGCTGAGAAACTATCGAAGAAATGAGATGTTGATCGACTTGTCCAAGATTCCTGAGGAATATAAGCAAAACATTCTAGATACATATAAGAACGCTAAACAAAATGGTAGAGAGAAGATTTTCGACTATTTAATTAAACACCGCATGAAAATGCTTATGGAACACATTCAGGAATTTTAAATA